TTGTCGTGATCTTTTTTCTAGTAAACTTAGACGCAGGTACTCTATAGGCGAGTTCGGATTTAGGCCGATCCATACCATCTTGAATAGGGCTAAAGAAAAACGGGTAGTTAATTGATATAGGTACAACCTTGTCGGTAAACATTTTTTTAGCATCAGCACCTGTTTTAGATAAAACACCAAACCTTGCATCTGTCGAAATCGTAGCTTGATTGACAGTCTCAGCAGAGGACATAAAAGAAAACCCAGATCTTCTGTTTTTAAGATAACACATACCATAACATCTCTTATCCGCTTTACACGCTTCCCAGAATATAAAGAATAATCTATTTGCTTCCCTAAAATCTGGCGCACCTACATCAATTTTACTCCATTGGAGATACATGTAGTGAGTACCAGTAATGTAGGTATTCGTCCCATTATTATCAAACCAAAACCCATCATCTCTTCGTTTAAATTCTTCGTCAATATAGTCATGCCACTGTTCTTTATTTTGTTCTGGATATGCTTTCCAATCAAATATACTTTTAAGTCTTGATAATTCTTTAGGATATTCAAACTGCACCCATTTTTTCTCCTTGTTGCTATACACATTACTTACTTTCGGCAACGCTATTTGAAAATTCTGTATTTCATATATCTCACCTATCTGCCCAGTTCTAGATATAACTACAAGATTGTGTTCTTTATTATAACCGTACTTCCACTTCTTGCCCTTATTAAGTCTACTTATAGTAGTCTTTTTTATAGGTTCAACAACTTCATACAAATTCTGTTCGTACATTATTTTGATCTATTCTCTGCAAACCCTTTAAATACTTTCTCCTTAACTTCTTTAGGTTTGTTATTTAATAAATCCTCTTCCTCTTGTATTCTATTGAGTATTTCAAACGCATCGAATATTGCTAGTTTTTTAGTAGCCGCGGCATTCTTTAATCTATCAGCTGATATATCATCGTCAGAATCCACAATATCTTCTTTAGCAACCTTAATTAACTCTTCAACTGCCCTATGCCCAGCTTGGATTATATTCCTCTTCGTCTCCTTGATATTCATATTTAATTGTAATAAATTTTGATAATAGTCTATATAATTTTTGCCCATCTATAATAAACTCATATTTTGTGTTTGGCGTGAACCCTACTAAATCACCTTTATCAACTGTACCGTCTGTATATTTGACAACACCTGTTAAAGGTTTTTCTTTATCTACATCTAATTCATTTGTAGATTTTATTGGTTTTATAAAACAATATCCTTTCTGAGGCTTCCAAGTGTTATTTCTTTTATACAGAAATATTTGATCACTTGCTACTAAGTAAGTTTCTTCATCAAAGTAACTCCTACTATTCTTTTCAATACCTTTTACGTTATGCCATCTTCTAAATATATTATGATTTACTATAACCTTATCACCAACTTTTATATTTGTTTCTCCAACTGTAGGTATTGCTTTTACTATAGCTTCTCTACTTACATATTGATGATTAAATATTTCAGTATTAACTATAAGCTCTTTTCCGTCTATATCTTTTGTATTGTTGTATCTTGATTTTATAGGCGATACAACAAAGTCATAAACTGCTTTCACTAATACTCGAGATTATATTCTATAGATACAGCCATGTTTTTATTAAAGTCTTTCCAAGGTATAATTTCGTTCCCTTTTTTAATATAGATGCTAAACTTTTTTTCTTCTTCTATAATATCACATATAGTATGACCACCATACACTTCTTGCCCAACGGCATAGTGCATGGCGTCATTCTTATAATCTTTGCCTATACTAATTTTCCTTATCAGCCTCGACATCGTAATTTATTTCTCCAGTCTGTATATTAACATTTACTTTACCATACTCCTTTTCTAAAGCAGTTTGCTCTTCTTGTAAAGATTTTTGAAGTTGTGTAATTTGGTGACAAAGCGCGTGCTTTCTAGCTTCCATTCTACCTAATTCCATTTGGATTTGGTTGATTGGTGAAACTACTTCTTGAATTGCTTTTAATTGTTCTTCAGTTATATTATTTGGTTTTTCTTTTTTTGCCATTTTATTTAATTTAAGTTAATTTAATTTATTTATTCTGCGAAATACAGAAACGCTGCACCGTCATCTAATGTACAAGCAGACCATCTTCCGTATATCCATTGTCCTTGAGGGAAATTATCAGCTTCAATAATAGCTTCAGCATTAGCCCCGTTACCTGTTGCCGCGGCTGTAACTGTAGTACCTATATGATACGTGTTACTTCCCGCATCATTTGACGGCGTTAAAGTTGTAAAACTTGTATCTGCTGTTACTATATTTATAGCGACTATTACCTTACCTGTTGGAGGTGTAAAAGCACCTGTGTCGTCTAAGTAAGTACCACCGCCTTGTCCTATATCTAATTGTGGAATGTTTGATCCAACTATATTTGCCATATTATTTTTTTCTTTTTTCAAATGATCGTCCGCCAAAATAGGCACCGATCACGGTTATTAATACTAATTGTAAAAGATCTACATAAGAATCTTTTACGTTAAAATTCAATTTACCCGCGTCTATAAATATTAATAGCATAGTACATACTACTAAAAATATTAATACCAAAGGCCGTACATTTTTACTAAGCCACGAATCAGAGTTCATATCTGCTGTCCAACGAGATGTAACATTCTTTTCCATCTCTGTTTCGTAGTTAGCTATTATTTCTTTTATTTTAGCTTCTGCAGCTAATTTTTCTTCACCAGATGTATGTAGACTATCTATTACACCACCAACTCCTTTTACGAGCTCTGTAGCGCCTGATGAAAATATTTTACCTAATACACTCATTTCTTAGCAAATTTTTCTAATCCAGCAATACCAAAACATCCTAACACCACTAATACAAACGAATCATATACAAATTCATTTATAATTAAAGGACGATCTAACCACCCAGTCACTACATCTACAAACATAATTAAACACATAATAGCAAAAGCTATTGCGCCTATTATACTTTTTTCATTATATTCATTATTATCTTTAAATATATTCATTAATATGGTCCTGATTTCTTTTTTTTACACGAGCATTTAGCTCCTCTATATTTTCTCCCACATTTACCGCATGTTTTTGCTTTCTTCATAATATTATCTGTTTTTGTCTTTAATCATATCATCTATAGCTTTGTTATAAACTTTATCTGTATATGATACGTTTTTATAAAATGTAGATCGCTCAGACGTAGGCATATCCTCTTCGCCTAGTAGAATTCTATAAATACGATTAATTAATTGTTTGCAACGATATGATGTCTTGTACACACTATATTTAATAGTGGTACGATTTCTATGTCTCCAAGTATCTATCCACCCATCTTGTCTAAGTCTATCCCATCTTGCTTTATCCCAAGAGAATGTATATACTCCGTCCATGAAATCTTTTCGTGTGAATCTTCCTTCACAATCTAAATAAAATAATAATTCAAGATCTGCATCTAAAATCTCGTAAGTCTTACAAGCCCACTTTCTAGTAAGCCTGTAATACTTAAATAAATTCATTTCTCTTAAGTCTTGTGCAGTTAATCTCATTTAATCTATCAAAACAACATCTCCAGACTTAATAACATGATATAGAGTTTGTTTGTACTGAACTCCGTGTCCAGCATGTTTGTCGTAAAAGACAACATCTTTGTCGTTTATCCCTTCTACAAGGTTACCAACAGAAATAACATTAGCCTTTATATACCTATTGTCATCGTCTAATTCCTCTGTCATAATTAGACCTGCAACTGTCTTTGGCCCTTGTTTAATTTTTTCTACTATTATATAATGGTTAACTGCTTTCATCGCCTCTCATGTTTGAAATTACACAATCTGCAGATATAATAGTTGTAACAACGCTCACTGCATTCTTAAGCGCTGATTTTGTAACGAGTACTGGATCTATGATGCCAACCTTGACCATATCGCATAGTTCCCCAGTTACTACGTCTATTCCTTTGCCTAGTATAGGTTCATCTTGATCTTCAATACCAGCATTATCAAGGATAACGTGGTAAGGTGCTTTTATAGCGTTAAGAAGTATCTCTTCACTTGTATCGTCAGGCCATACTTCTTGAGAAGCATTTAACAGTGCAACTCCACCACCTGCAACTATCCCTTCTTTTAATGCTGCTTTAGTAGCGTATATCGCATCTTCCACGCGATCTTTCTTTTCTTTGAGTTCTACTTTAGAATCTGCACCTACTTTTACCATACCAA